CCTATCCTTGTGAAGGCCATACAAGAGCTTTCAGCGCGTGTAACAGAACTGGAGAATAACTAATGAGCCATCAAGACGCAACCCCAGCACAGCAGTATCTCTGGTGCTTATCCAGTGTAGACCTTATCAATGCTATTGTTGCTGATGACTCTAGTCACTACGAGCCTGCCGCTGCTGTAGACCGTAACGTACAACATCTACAGATTATGATAGCCAAAGACTTCTGGACTACAGAGGACATGACACCTCTTAACGCTGCAATCACAGCAGGACTTAACTATGCTTGATACAGGTAAGGATGTTATTGACTTAGCTGCTGCCTCTACAGGTGTTCTTGCTTTAGCAGCTTGGCTTCCACCTACGGCCTCTATATTTACTATAGTGTGGCTAGGTATCCGTATATGGGAAACTGACACTGTAAAAAAACTATTCCACAGGTCTTGACTTTTAACCAAAAATAGTGTATAATATATGAGTATTTTAGCGAGTTTGATAGCTCCCGTGACACAGCTACTAGATAAAGTCATTGAGGACAAAGACGAAAAGAACGCAATAGCCTTTAAACTAGCGACTCTAGCGGAGTCACACGCTCAAGAACTTGCTAAGGGGCAGCTAGAGGTCAACAAGGTAGAAGCGGCACACAAGAATCTGTTTGTAGCTGGATGGAGACCTGCTGTTGGATGGTCATGCTGCTTCGCTCTTGTGTACTCTACTATCCTATCTCCTATTCTAAGTATCTGGTTTACTGTTCCTCCTGTTGATAGCTCTTTGTTAACTACCGTCTTAATGGGTATGTTAGGCTTAGGCGCTATGCGTACAGTTGAGAAGTCTAAAGGCGTTCAAAGAGAGAAATAATATGGCTGATGCTTTTGCAAGTGATTTTGATGAAACAGATGTCTTTGACGACACTTCTCTTAGCCTAGCGCAAGACAGTTTTGCTGTTGAAGGCTCTGCTAGACCAACTGGGCTTACTTTAGCAGAGGCAGGTTCTTTTGAGGATGCTGACACAGCGTTATCAGGTTTAGGAAGCTTTGTTAAACAACAACAAGGACAAGGCCGCGCCCTAGCTTTAGCTTCTGCGGAAGCTGGTGATTTTAGTGGTTTGTCTAATGTAGATATTAATAAGCTACGTCAAAACCCCCGAAAAACAACTAAAGATTATTATAAAAAAGAAGTAGACACTAATGTTGTTTCCTATGTTAATGATAATGACATACCTTCATATAAAGAAATAGACGGTGTTAAATACTTTTTAAATACTGGAACACAAAACTCTATTACAAGCGTAGCTGGAGACGACCATGTAAATGGCGGTCACTACGAAGCTTATGGCCCTGTAGGTTCTTATTCTGCTCAATGGGTTGAAGACCCTTCTAGTTTTCAAGAGTTTGTAAACAATCCTATTATTAACGTAATGGCTGCTGCAATTCCTGGAGGAAAGTTAGCTTTGCTTGCTATTAAAGCAGCAGGAGGAGAGTCTCTTTCTCCTATGGAAGTAGTTACATTAGTGGCTGGCGGTTTAAAAATATCAGGTGTTTTTTCTGGAGAAACCGCCGCTGCTGCTGGCACAATAGCAGACAACACTGTTGAAGACGCTATTGCGGCAGGAACAGTAACTACTGTAGATCAAGCTAACGCATTACGAGAAGCTACACTGGCTAATTTACAAATAGCTCCAGAAATCTTAGGAACGCCTATAAATGATATTTTAGGACTAGCAACTGGAGACACCTCAATAGATGATTTAATGGGTTCTTCTGTTTTAGCACCCGCTGTAGATGCTGCAAAAAATACAGTACCTGAAGGGGTTTTAGTTAATCTCATGCAAGATGCAGTAGATGGTGGAGTAAGCAGCATAGGTCAGTTAGTAACACTTGCTAACTATGCTGATGAAGTTCGTATTTCTAATCTAGAAGCAAACGCAGCAGATGCAGCAGACCTTGCTACAAGAGAGTCTGGTTACTTAAACGCTACAGGTGTTACTCCAGATAATCCTGAAACTGTAGTAGACGCTATTACTGGAGACTTAGACAAAGAACCAATCATAAACGAGTTTGAGCCTAATCCTAATATAAAGCCTCCTACGCTACCAGAAGTAATTGAAACGCCTGAAACAACAGACACATCTAATAACGGTGGCGGGGGTAGTGGTGATACTGGCGGAGACACTGGCGGTGCTGGTGGTGCTGGAGATGTTGGTGGCGGAGATGTTGGTGGCGGAGATACTGGTGGCGGTGCTGATGCTGTTGGCAGCTCTGGCGATATTGCTGGTGGTAGTCAGTTTGACCCAGTAGCAGGTGATGGTAACGTAGACGCTGCTGGTAATCAAACAGGTGGTGGTACTTACAAAGGCGTTATTCTTGTTGATGCAGACGGCAACCGAACAAGGTGGGAAGATAGAGAGATACTAGAAGACACTCTAGTTATTACTAGTTCAGACGATGCTGAGTGGGGCAAAAGTGGTACTTGGCAAGTACGTATTGGTGATCTAATTTATGATATAGATTGGAAGAACGGTACATATAGCTCTGATGTTCCTGAAGATTTCTATTTAACTGACCAAGAAATAGCAGATCAGATGTCTACTGATTCTGGCTCTACTCCCTCAGAAACTGGTACTGGTGATGATACAGACTCTGGAGACGGAGACGAGGACGACGACGACAAACAAGTAATTGACATTCTTATCAATACTACTGACGGAGGCGGTGGCATAGACACTGACACCACGGGAGGTGGAGGAGACACTGATACCACTGGAGGTGGAGGAGACACTGATACCACGGGAGGTGGAGGAGACACTGATACCACTGGAGGTGGAGGAGACACTGATACCACTGGAGGTGGAAGCGATACAGGCACTGGTGGCGGAGGTGATACTGACACAGGAGGTGGTGGAGATACTGGAACTGGTGGCGGAGGCGACACTTCTGGCACTGGCGGTGGTGGAGATACCTCTGGTACTGGTGGCGGTGGAGATACAAGTGGTGGTGGTAGCGGTGATACTGGCACTGGCGGTGGTGATGGAGACCTTGGTGACGGAGGAGATGGCGGTACAGGCGGAGGCGATAGTGGCGGTGACGGCACAGGCTCTGGTTCTGGCACAGGCTCTGGCACTGGGAGCGGCTCAGGAGGCGGCTCAGGAGGAGGCAGCGGAGGCGGTTCTGGTATAGGTTACGGAGGAAGGTCACAAACTGAGTCTCTTTTTGCAGACTTCTTAAAGCTACAGAAGCCACAAGATACGCAAGAACTCTTGCAATATGCACAACAAGCTCCAGAGCAAGGCATGATGTCATCTAACGTACGTAACGACATTTTACTTGAATTTATACAAGCTAATCCCAATGCTGGAATGTTAGCAAACTTACAAAGGAATAGAAGATGACTTATCTAGAACTAGTCAATAAAGTATTAGTAAGACTTCGTGAGAATGAAGTTGCTACTGTTAACGAGAACGCATACTCTAAGCTCATAGGCGCTTACGTTAGTGACGCTAAGAGAGCAGTAGAGAACGCATGGGACTGGACAGGACTACGTAACACGCTAACAGTAGACACACAAGCTGATGTTTTTAACTATGTTCTTACAGACGCAGACAACACCATTAAAATTCTAGACGCTACTAACGATAGTCTAAACTCTTTCTTGAGTTACAAGACTTCACGTTGGTTTGATAGCGCCTTCTTAGACTTCACAAGCGTTCCTAAAGGCACTACAACCTTCTACAGCTTTAACGGTATTAACGGTGTTGACTTATATCCTATTCCTGACAAAGCGTACACACTGCGCTTTAACGTGGTTCTAAGGACTTCAGACTTTGTTAATGACGCTGACAGATTGGATGTACCTTTTAACCCTGTTGTTAGACTAGCATTAGCCTTAGCTGCTAGAGAAAGAGGAGAAACTGGAGGCACAAGCGCAGCAGAGTTGTTCGGACTTGCTGACTCTTCATTGGCAGATGCCATAGCTATGGACGCTGCTTTACATCCTGAAGAAACTATCTGGTACTCATAATGGCCCAACAACTACAGAACATTACCATAGCAAGTCCCGGCTTTGCTGGGCTTAACACACAAGATTCACCTATTGGTGTAGACCCTTCCTTTGCTGCCATTGCTGATAACTGTGTCATTGACAAGCTAGGACGCATAGGCGCACGTAAAGGCTACTTAAACGTCAGCGGTAACGGAGCAGCCGTGTTAGGCTCTAGCCGTGGTATTGAAACTATCTTTGAGTTTGTAGACAGAAGCGGTGATAAGATTGTTATCTCTGCTGGCAACAATAAAATATTTAAAGGTACTACAACTCTTGTTGACATTACCCCTGCTAATTACACGCCTTCTGCTAACAATTGGAAGTGTGTTAACTTTAATAATCATATACAGATGGTACAAAGCGGTCACGAGCCTCTTATTGGAACAGACGAGTCAGGTTCTTTTGTACTAGAGAAAATATCTAGTCATGCACACTCCGCAGGTACAATGCCTCAAGGAAACGAAGCTTTGGCTGCTTTTGGTAAGATGTGGGTAGCAGGTGTTGTAGGAAGCAAATACATTGTTTACTGGAGTGACACTCTTAACGGAGCAGCTTGGACAGGAGGCGCTTCAGGCAGCTTAGATTTAACTTTAGTCTGGCCTTCTGGCTTTGACGAGGTTGTGTCTTTAGCTGCACACAATGACTTCTTAGTTATCTTTGGTAAGCGTTCTATTGTTGTGTATTCAGGCGCTTCGTCACCTGCTAATATGGTTCTTGCAGATACTATTGACGGTGTAGGTTGTATTGCTCGTGACTCAGTACAACAGACAGGCAACGATCTAATATTCTTATCTGACTCTGGTGTACGCAGCTTTGGTAGAGTAATTCAAGAAAAATCTCTGCCTATGAGAGACATTAGCAAGAATGTTCGTAACGACTTGATGTCTCTTGTTGAAAAGCAGCAGTTACCTATAAAATCTCTGTATAGCCCAGACGAAGCTTTTTACTTGCTCACCTTACCCTCTACTGGTGAGGTATACTGCTTTGATATGAGAGGTCCGTTAAACGAATCTGGAGCACATCGTGTTACTACATGGTCAGTTATTGACCCTCTAGCTTTAAACTTAGCAGAAGACGGAACAATTTACATAGGAAAGTCTACAGGTATTGTTAAATATCACGGATACTTAGACAACACTTCTGAGTATCAGTTACGATATTTTAGCAATCCTACAGACTTTGGTAACGCTTCTAATTTAAAGTTCCTAAAAAAGTTTAATTTAACTATTGTAGGTGCTCACGGCACAGACATTACACTAAACTGGGGCTACGACTACACAGAAGCTTTTAATAAACAAGCTTTTACATTTAGTGCTAGTAACGCTGTTTCTGAATACGGTGTTGCTCAATACGCTATTTCAGAGTACTCAGGAGGTGTTGACGCTTTGATTAACAGAGCTAGTGTAAACGCTAACGGCAGCGGTAGTATTCTTACTATTGGTATTGAAGCGCAGATAGCCAATGTTCCTTTTTCTATTCAAAAAATTGATATACATGCTCTAATGGGGAGACTTATTTAATGTCCAATTATACAAAAACAACTAACTTTGCTGCTAAAGATGCACTAGCTTCTGGAAATGCAAATAAAATAGTACGAGGGACAGAAATTGACGCTGAATACACTAACATTGCTGTTGCTGTTAACAGTAAATCTAACACTGCTAGTCCTACATTCACAGGAACTGTCGCTGCGACGACACTCAATGTCTCAGGCGTTGTCACAGCAGGAACTATAACTGGAGGTGCATTCTAATGAGTGTAGAAACTGGAACAGAAGCTGGTTTTGATTGGCAGGGTTTTTTAACTAATATTGGTAGAACAGGCGGTAGCTACTATCTTGGTCAAGAGAACATTAAAAATGTACAAGACACAGGTAGAGAACTACAAGACGCTACAGGACTGCTCTCTGAACAAGCAAGAGCAGGTACAGCTTTTCAGCCTTACGCTGTTACTAGTGACTTAGCTAACGTAGCTACCAACGCTCAAGGCGGCTTTGATGTTAACTTATCTCCTGAACAGGCTGCTATGCAACAGCAGCTAATGGGACAAGCACAGGGTTTGTTTGGACAGGTAGGTCAAGACCCAGCAGCGCAGCAAGCGTCTATATTTGAGCAAATAAGAGCCACACAGCGTCCTGAAGAAGAACGTAACCGTCTAGCTACAGAAGAACGCATGTTGTCTCAAGGCAGACTAGGTATTTCTTCTAGTGCTTATGGCGGTGCTTCTCCTGAACTTCTAGCGCAAGAAACAGCTCGTCAAGAAGCTATGGGTCGTGCTAACTTAGGCGCTAGAAATCAAGCACTAGCAGAGCAGCAACAGTCTCTAGCAGGTGCTCAAGGTCTAATGACTGCTGGTTATCAGCCACAACAGCAAGCTCTTAATCTACTGAGTGGCGCTACACCTGCTGCTGGCTTTGCTGATATTGGTCGTAGGACTGGTACTGAACTAGGTTCGCAGCTAGACTTAGGAGGCATAGAAGGACGCTTGAATGCAGAGCAAATGGCTAATCAGCTAAGACTAGGACAGCAATCAGCTCTGTTAGAAGGCGTTGTTGGGTCAGAGATGTCTACTAGAGATAAGCTGTTAGCGGCTGCTTTAAAGCAAGGCACAGACGGCGGTGGTGGCATGATGGCAGCTATCTTTAAATACCTTGGAGGTGATGAATAATGGCTACTCAACAAGATTTAGTAAGACTACTAACAGGCATTTCTGACACACAGCAGCCTGTACAACCTACCCCTGTCGCTGGTTCTAAGAACTTTGCAGGGATGTTTGGAGCACAACAGGCGGCTAAGTTGTCTGGCGGTATACAGAACCTAGCTCGTGGTGGTAAGCCTTCTCCACAGCAGAACATAGCTAGTGCTATTAGTGGCATAGACTTAAAAAGTTCTGACGGTCTACGCACTATGGCGAAGGTTAAGCAGATTCAGGGTGATATAGAGGGTGCTAATGCTCTGAATAAGCAAGCCTTAGATTTGGAAAACTTAGAACCACAAGCTAAAGCAGTAGCAGACAACCTCCCTGCTGAATATTCTGCGTTAAAAGACGCTATTATGGCAAATGTTTCGGGAGCTTTGCAGAAAGGTATAGATATTATAGGTGCTCTTCCTAAAACTACAGATTTAAAAGTAAAATATCTAGTTGACCCAGTAACACAGAAAACCCTAGGAAATGTTTATCAGAGAGGTGCTCACTTATATAATTCTAAAAATGAAAGAATTGATTTAACCGCTGACGTTACAGATAAAGGCCTTGTAATAGCTGATACTTTTCTTAAACCTGCCTCGTCTCTTGTTAGTACGGCTCCTAGTGAAGCAGCAGTAAGAGCAGAGTTAGAATCTGCTATGACATTAGAAAAATTTAAAGACATGTCTAAGGATTTGATAGAAAGAGGAGCACTAACTAAAGAATCTTATGACAAGTTTATGCCTGTTTATCAAAAACTAGAAGAACTAGAGCAGTCTGGTGTTGTTGGTGAAGGAGGAGCAGGAACAGAGTTTTTTGCAAGCGCTACTAATTATATAACAACTGCTTTACAGATTTTAGACCCTAGTTATAAAGTCCCAGCAGGGGCTTCTGGACAGGCGCTATATGAAACGCAAGCTAAGTTATTAAAAGCTAAGATGACAGAAATGACTAAAGGTGCTATTTCTGACAGAGAAAACGCAGAGCATAATAAATATACCACATCTGTTAACATGCCTAAAGCGGTTCGTATGGGCAAAATTAACATGGATAAAGCAACGCTGCAATCGGCAATGAACAAAGTAAACGCAGAGGAGCAATGGTTTGAAAAATACAACACTACTGTAGGCTTTAACGCAGCTTGGTCGCGATACGCTGAAGATTTTCCAAGAACTGCTGGAGCTACTCTTAGAAATGTAACTGTTAATGGAAAGACTGAAAAGAAGCTTGTAGATAATTTTGAGATGGTCGAAGATAATATGCGTTTATTTGATCGTTTGTACCTTGGGAAGAAAACTAGCGGTTCTCCTGTGTTTACGGACGGAGAAAAACAAACCTCTCTAGAGGAAGTTAGAAATAGCTTAGAGAAATCAAAATTAGATGCTTTAATGACAGCGCAAAGCGCAACAAAACCTACCGAAATTATGATAGCAGATTCAAAGAGGTTTGCTCGTAAAAACATAGGAGCCGCTATTATTAGAAAGCTAGACACAGGTGGATGGAGGGTTTCTAAATGAAATTCAACGCAGAAGATTTACAGATTCTAGACGAGCAACAAGCTGCTAAAGATGCTCTTAAAGCTCAACCAGAAGCTATTGCACAAGAACTAAAGCAGCAAGAAGTAGCTGACCCACGTTCACCAGCACAGAGAGCTGTAGAAGGTTTTGGGCAATACTACGCTGCTAACCCACCTGCGGCTCTAACTGCTGACATAGCTATGGGCATTTCTACAGGTAGAGCAGGACTTAACCAAGGCATCTCACAGGCCGTAGATAAAGCAACTGAAACTTTTAACTGGCTTGTTGGAGAAGAGTATAGCGCAGAAGAAGCTGCTCAACTACGGGAGCAGGTAATCACAGACCCGCAAATAACAAAACAACAAGTATACGCAAGAGTACGTCAAGAAATGACAGGAGATAGACCTAACGCGCTTGCTTTAATAGCTGGAGAGGCTCTACCTACTCTTGCTCTTGGCCCAAGCAAAGGTGCAGGTGTTGTTAAAAGTCTGTTACAAAGTGCTGCTACTGGCGGTGTCGCTGGTTATATGGAGTTTACAGAAGGTGGTGAAAAAGAGAGGGCGAATAATACTCTTTTTGCTTCCGCTATTTCAGCGGCAATGGATTCAGCTTTTAAAATATTAACTCCTGTTGTCAGAGCAGGTAGCAGGCTTATAAAAGCGAAACTCGACGACCTAGTTCAAACAGATAAAATAGACCTTAAAGAAAGACTCAGTAAGAAAGAAGTTTCTAATGTTATAAAGTCTGCTGAAGAATTAGGAATTGTAGTAACTCCTGCCGAAGCTACTGGAGATTTCTTGCTAATTAGTGGACAAAACCAGTTAAGCATAAACACTGCAACCAGAGAAGAAATAGCTTCTTTTATTATGCAGCGTAATGACGATTTAACAGAAGGTATGCTATCTCTGCAAAGAATAGCTGATCGTGATATAGGAATAGGCGGCAATCTTAATGGAGCTACCTTTACACCTTCTACTAATGGAAGTACGAAAGCTCCTTTTGTTTTAAGCAGTGATGAAAAAGCCTTTAAACAGACAAGACAACAAGTTTACAAACAAACATTAGACATTAAAGATTTTAACGAGATGATATCAGCTAGTCCTAGTCTAAGAAAAATAGTAGTTGATTACAGAGCAGCTTTAAAAGCTAAACCAGATAAAAGAACAGCCGAGCAAGCTGTTGCTTTAGATGCCATAAACGATCTAAAAAAAGAATTAAACTTGCCGGCAGGTTTCCCCATAGAAAATGTTGGTTTTATGGACTTAATGCTAAAAAGATTTGATAAGTTGTTGCCTAGTGGTTTAGGTAAAACAGGCGCTGCAAAAGCTGACGAAAGATTAATAGCTAAACAAAGGGAAGCAGTCTCTCAAAAGTTAAAAGACAAAGTTTCAGGATACTCTGATTTAAAAGCTAGAGAGCAAAGAGCGTTAGCGGTGAGAACTTTACAAAATGCTTTAGACTCGACAGCCCCTCAAGGAGTTAATATAAAAAACTTTTATAATACTTTGCTAAAAGATAAAAAGGCGCGTGTGGCACTTCTTCAGCAGTTATCTACAGACAAAGGCGCACAGAAGAAAGTAAATGATTTAGCTACTGTTCTTTCTCACATATTGAGTGATGCTAATCTTTCTAAGAAAATAGGAGACAGTGATCCTAATAATACAATATCGTCAACCGTGTATTCAAGAGTTAAGGGTTATTTTGCTAACGACAGAGGCGTAATAAATTTAATAACGAATCCTGAATGGCAGTATGACATCGCTAAACTAAAAGGCAAAACACCAGAGGCTACTTTAACTGCGTTAAGTAATTATTTAAGTAGAGTAGTTAGTATTTCTGACGCTGCTGAAGAAAAACTAGGGTTTCAAGAAGCAGAACCACAAGCACAGTAAACAAAAAAGCCCTGCGTAGATAACTACACAGGGCTTTTTTGTACCTCTAGGTTTTACACTATCTCACACGCTCCACCTACACACGCTAACTCCTGACTCCCTGTCGTATTATCCTCCTGTTCATACTGTTCTAACTCTATCCAATCCACACCTTTCGGCATAGCTGCTACCAACTCATCGTACTTCTCAGCAGTAATGTCCTCATACGGAGCTTGTTGATATACATGATCACTAAATGGCAACAGACTAATACCACTACACAGTTCGAAGTTATCCCATATCCACTGAGCTATCTGCAAGAACTCGCTATCAGTATAATAAACAGTGATGCTTGGTTTGTGTTCGCACCAGTGGTTCT